AGTACATGTAAACCACGTTGGGATCGTTCTTTAGCGAGTACCTTGCTCCCGCGGGTACCTTCGTATAGGCCCGTTGACGTTTCCCGATCCTGCGGAAAAGACCCACGGCCCCGCTTTTGAATTGGACGAAGAAAATCCTTTTGAGATTCTTCGGACGCTCGGGCCTCTTCACCACGCCCTTCAGGGTACGCTTTACCTCTTTGGTGGGTAGCGTCAGCCGCTTTCTGCCCCTCACCGGACGACGGGTCCCGCCAAACTCCTGCCGCTGAAAGATATCCATCTTCTCGTTGGGGTCCGGGCGCCCCTTCGGATCGATCAGCATCGTGGCCACCAGATGATCCCGTGTGGCGAAGCCACCTTTCGGAATCTTCACGGCATGCCGGAAATATTGGTGTTGCCGGATCTCCATTACCCGCTCTTGGTGGTGACGTTGGCGAGCCTGGGCCTTGAGCGCCACACGGTTTAGAGCCTTGGACGTGGCGTAAGGAACTTGGCGGGCGATCGTCTCGATGAAGAGGATCGCCTCCCTCGCGTCGAGCGTCATTTCAATCATCAGGGCATCTCCCGCCAATGCCTAAGCTTGATGTCCACTAGTTCATTGCAGAGCGTCCCGTCCGGTAGTCTCCTCGCACACTGATAGGTTAGGAGCACCGTCTCAGGAGTAATCTCGGGGTCCCCGACCGCTTTCGCCAGAAGTTTCTCGGCTTCCGGCGTATAACGCAACCGCACCGGAGCCCCGCACACGGGGCAACGCGCCGTCAGGCGATAGATCCGCACCCCCGAATGGCTAACCAACGCCCACCCCCTTCGAACGTACTCGCCGCTTGGGGCCTCCGGCCGTCTTACCCTCAATCGCGGCCTTGATGGTCTCCATCCTGACCCCGGCCAAAAATGCACCCTCATGGGCCGCCAGAGCGTAGACCCGATTGTCCAGAGCCTCAGCCCGCCGACCGGGCCGACGCATCCAGACCCGTTTGAAGTAGCCGTTCGGGCTTCGGCGCACGACAACGATCTCCGAGGTGAGTTGGCGGAAGTACTCCTCGTCGTAGGGCGCCCTGGTGGGGAAGTGGGCAAACCCCGGAATCGGCTGGCCGTCCCATTCATCGGGGCGCTGGATTCTGAGATGGGACATGACAACGGTTTTGGCTGTGTCCACGCCCACCGGATACATGGGGACCTTGTATTTGTTTCGAATGTTCGGCCGGTCCCATATGGGCTTCCCCTCCCCAGCGATGCCCTTGACGGGCCAGATGTTCGCAGCCCTCCGAGTATGGCAGTACTTGTAGACGTTCTGCGTGAGGAAGCCGGAATCGATGCCGGTGGCGTAGATTTTCAGGAGCATGCCGGAGGGGTGCTTATAGGAACGCGCCAGGACGTGATCGAGCGTCTGCCAAACACCTCCCTCCAAGGTCGGGTCCCCGGGAAGCCGGAGGTAGTTCAGGCTCCAAGACTCATAGCCAAATCCCCAACCCACGACCTCCACCTCGATACGGTCCGCTTGAATATCCACCCCGGCCGTTATGAGGAGTACTCCCTCGGGGACGGGTTCCTCGGGATAGACTTCGCACCGGGCGAGGAGGGGGTGGGCGTCCAGCCGGAATCCCTGCTCTTTGAAGACCTCCCCCAAGACGGTATTGACCCAGACCTGAAGCCGGAGCGGATCCCCCTTGCTTTTCAGGAACCCCTCCACGATCTCCCGCCATTTCATCCAGGGGGAATAGATGGCATTCGCCTGAAAGCCCAGCGTCTTCACCCGTGCCGGGCGCGGTTGCTCATGCCACGATCCGTCTTCGGGGTTCACAACGCCGGAGCGCCACCGCCCGTTGGCCAGCATCCAGTTTTTCCGCTTCTCGGGGATTAGCGCCCCACACCCCTTGCATGCGTACTGTACGGTCTCGGGTAGGTGCTTCCCTTCCTCATCCTTGTCCCAGATCAGTTGGGAGAATTCGAGATCCTGTTCGTGGTTACAGTGGGGGCAAGGCACAAAATAGCGGCGAACCTCGTCACAATCCTTGATCGCCGCCTCAATGCGGCTGAGACCCTCTAGGGTGGGGGTGGAGAGATAGACCTTGAGACGATTCCAAAAAGTCCGGGTCCTGGCTTCCGCAAGCTCGATGGGATCCCCTTCCTGCCCGGCCGACGGGGGATACCCGTCGATCTCGTCGCAGAGCAGGATGCGGATGGCCCGGGACCGAAGACCGGCCGGGGCATTGGCCCCAGCGATCGCGAGATGCCCTCCCCGGAAGGATTTCTGAAGCGTCGTGTTCTCGGAGTCCCGGGTTCTCGATCGGGCTACACGGTTTTTCAGAACCGGGGTGGCCTCGATCATGGGGGCGATTCGTTCCTTCGAGTAAGACTTCGCTTCCTTCTCCCCGATCTGCACGAGAAGGATGGGTGAGGGATCCTGATGGATGAAGTAGCCCAGGATGTTGTTCAGGGCTTCGGAGCCGCCAAACTGCGCCGGTTTCTGAAAGACCACCATCTCCACACCGGGCTCCAATACCGCATCCATGATGCCGACGAGATAGGGCGTCCGGTCGTTCCTCCATGGTCCCGGCTCGGCCGAGGTCTCAGGGAGGTATCGGTACCGCTCGGCCCATTCACTCACCAACAGCTTGCGAGGTGGCGTGAGATGGGCGGCGACGGTCTCGTAGGCCACCGTTCGGGCACGGATACGGGATCGGAGGGGATTGAGGACGCCGGTACTCATCGCCGATCCTCCATCCAGGCCCGTATCTGACTGGCCCGCTTCGGACCGATACCCTGGAGGTTTGTGAGGGATGGGACCTCCAATAGATCCGCGAGATCCTTGATGCCCGCAGCTTCCAGTTGTTTCCTGGCCGGAAGATCCTCGGGGAGCCCCTCGTCGGCGATCCTTTTCTTCGCATCCCTAACGATCGCTCGGAGCGCATCGTCCACGGCCGGGGCGAGGATCTGTTGGATGTCCCGAGGATCGTCGATGCCGACGAGACGGGGGGCCACAGACCCGGGAAGGTTACGAATATTCGAACGAACGAGATCGAATGCCTCGGCCATGGCCGCACGGTGACTCTCCACAGTCACGAGGGAACCCTCATGCTCGGCGTATTCCAACTCCCGGCGCTTCCGCTCGATCCTGGCCGTGAGGAGTTTCTCCTCCCCGAGTTCGGACCGGCGCCCGGTCCCCTCGGCTTGCCGTTTGAGGTGTTCGATATAGGAGGTGATGCAGACCTTGAGCGGATACTTACCCCGGCCTTCCTTGATGATGATACCCTCCTCCACCATCTGGATGACCCGTCTGGACGTCAGCCCCAGCCAAGAGGTAAGCTCATTCAGGCCGACATAGGTTATCCCGTTGCCATCCTCCATCTACGCTCTCTGGAATCGCCGGTCGCTCCCTGTGAGTTCAACACTCTTGAACAGGGCGAGCCGGGAACGAAAACGGTCCACGATCGCGACGTCCCCCCATTGGGCCACCAGCTTCGGCCTGGATAGGTTGGACGTGATGATCGTCGCATGCCCTTCCCTGCGGTCCAGAATGTCTTCCACAATCCGAAAAGCATCCGGGGTCAACTTCTCCGTCCCGGCATCCTCATACACCCAGAGCCTCGTCCTGGCCCGCGCCTCGCTGAACTCGTCCACCTTGCCGGTGGTGTAGCGATCCTGAATCTGCGTGACCAGCGCACGGGCGCGGTCATAGATCACCCCGTTCGAATGCAACGAACCCACAGCGAGAAGTTGTCGGATGATGGATACGGCAAGCTGGCTCTTGCCGGTACCCGTGATACCATGGATGTAGAGGCCCGTCGTCGGTTCATACTTCCCCGACGAAAGAAATGCGTCGATGAACTCCATGGCGGCATCCCGCCCGGGGCCGTGCCCCATGTCACTCAACGTCAACCGTCCGTGCATGCGCACGTTGATTCCCAGCTTGTCCATCCGATCGAGGATGTCCGTCCTGGGTGTCGCAAAACCGGCCCTTTGCTCCCTATGGTCCGAGGGGATCTTGTTTCGTTCCTCGATCCAACACTCCCGGCAAATGGTCGCCCCGGGGATATCCGTGGTCGTCGGCAACCTGAACAGACCCTTCTCCATGATATCGAAGCTCTCTCCACATCTCACGCATGTACGACGTGTCGTGAGATCCTCAGCCTGTACGGGAGGCATGCTCTGGGCTGCGGCTCGGACCTGTTCCAACTTCGCCTGGATCTGCATCACCTCGGAGCGTTCCTGCCGCTTGTTCATTTTCATTTCGCCTCAACTTCCTCTGGGAAGAACGAGTTCGGATCTCCCAATTGGAGTTTCTGTTGTGCCGGTCCCTTCGGTCGGGTGTTCGATTCCTGATGGCGCCTGATATGGAATTCCAACTTCACCCGAAGAACGTTTGTGGAGCCTTCCATGCCTTTGGAGGATCGGTAGTTCAGCTTCTCCTGGGTGGGCGTCTCGGCCAGAAGTTCGTTTATTGCCCCCGCGATCAGGAGCCGTTGTTCGGGCTTCGTCAGGGTGAAGAATCCCTTTGGGGCCGCGGACCCTCCGTCGAGCCATGTTTGGACGGTCATGAGGTATCCCCATTG